ATAAAGCTTTCTCTTTATTTTTCGGAAGTATAAAACCATTTGTATCATTAAGCCATGATGACCCATTTGGTATAGAACCTCCAAAAGAATTGCCATAATAGTAATTTGACTTATGCATCCAAGAAACAGATAACGGAACCCAATCTATATTATTTTTACTTAGAGAAAAAGACATAATACTTTGTGAAATATCTGTTATAATACCACTAATATCTTCTATATGATTAAAAGAAAAATCACTTATCAGTAATTGTATTGAATTATTTTCTCCCGAATCAAAAGTGTACGAATATTCTCCAGCTGATATATCGACGCCTTGAAAAAATTTAACGGGGTATGATTTTTTAAATATAGTTTCTGAAAATATTTGTCCACTAACGTCTGAATTTAAAGAAATATCGTAGTATGTATCATTTTTGTTATCTATGACAATATCAAATTTTGTATTATTATCAATATCTTCTTGTCTATAATTAATTTTTACATAAGAACAATCCAAAACAATTCTATTAATATCTTCAAAATGCTCAACATTAGCCATTTTTATAGCATCGCTTGGAGTTCGTGGAAAAAAGTTACCATATTTGTTTTCTAAATCAGTATATGAATGTATTTTAAATCTAAAACCCAAATCTTGATCACTATAATTTCCAGCACCCCTATACTTTAATTTTATAAATCTTTTATTTGTTTGAATTAATTTATTTACGTTTATTTGTTGTGGAAATATGTTTCCATTTATTAGATATTTTTCATCAGTTGAAAAAACTTTCATCTTCCACCCCCTTTTTTCAACATTTGGAGATGAAAAAAATGAAAATTTTACTCTAGAGTATGGTAAATTTAAATAAATATGCCTTGGATCATTACCATCACCATAAATTAAAAGTTTTGAAATATAAATATCTGGTGGGAAAAAGTTTCCACCAAACTCAGCATTTGGGGCATAATAATTTCTATTATTTTTCATCCAATAATTATTAATTGGTTCATAAGCGTCGGCTAAAGGATTAGGGTTATTACTATTACAACCTTCTATTTTAAAAAAATCATAATTATTTTCAAATTGGAAATCTTGAATTTCAAGAGAAATCGTTTTACCCGGGTCTGTCACAAAAATCTGAAGAACCGTCGTGGAGCCGTCGGGGGAATGGTTCTCCGTGTCTTGTTCAGGTAGATAACGGCCCTGACCTCCCTCTGAATCATAATACATTAATGGGTTGTATTCTACATTTGAGATATCATAAGAATCGTTGAACCAGTCGGAAGCTCCCTCGACTTTTGTTGGATGGAATATTTCACCAACTGTATCAATTGTTGATATATTTTTATATAACCAATCTACTTCCGGGGTTATCCAATTATCACTTGTATCCGCTATTTCCAAAAATAGTTTATTTTGCTCTAATATTTCACTTGCTGTAAATCCGGTTTGATTCGCCTCAAAATCAATTTCACCACCACTTATTTCTAATACAATTTGTCGTTCTTCACCAGCATCAAATATATATTCCCAAGTATCTCCGCCTATTTCGTTTTTAGAATAATCCAAATTTAGTTCATTTTTAAATAAGACTGGTTCATTTTCTATTGTATATTCAAAGGAAGCTTTATTTAATGATATATCATGATAACTATCTGATATTAAATTTTGTTCTATAGTTTCTTTATGCATCCATTCTATTTCTGGCTTTTCCCAATTTATAGGAATTCCAGTCCCTGTACTCTGGTTTGTTATTTCAATAGATAATCTATTATTACTATTGTCTTTTGTTATTGTATCTGTTAAAAAATAACAATTAAAATCATTTACATCTATATAAAATTTATTGTTAATACCTGAATAAAATATATAATTATCTGAAATATCACTCGTAGCTAAATCACTATTTGTTTCTTTCATAGAAACAGGATAAATATGCCCACCACTATTTCCGTTAAAAATTTGTTTTGTGTTATTCGTTATAACACTATTTGAGATAGGTATAGTTATTTTATTACTATCGTAATCTAAATATTCACTTCTTGTTTCTATTCTTTTACTTTTTTTCCATGTAACCCTTACGTTATTTTTATTATAAATATCATCTATGCATGTCATTTCGACAGTTTCATATAACATGGATACACAAGAATTCGATATCATTAAATCATTATCATAATTTGTTGGCAATCCCCAATTATTAAGATTATTCATAGGTATCCCACCATCTTTTATTTTCATAACAAATTGATCTTTTATAAATATGTAAATATCGTGTAAATTATCAGAATTTTTGCGAATTCTATATTTAATTGAAAATCCTCCAATATAATTACTACCATTCATACCCACACCATAATCTGCTAATAATGCTTTATGATATACGCCATTTTTATCAACACAAATAAAATTACTCGAACCATCTGTTATTGAATCGGTACCTACTCCACGAATACCCATTAAAAATTTAGTATCAGTACCATCTTCAGAATAAGAAAAATATCCAATATTTTCAGAAATATCTTTATTTTCCAAAACAGCTCCTTCTGGTATATATAATTCTAATTCCCAATTGTCTATATTATTGACACCAACTTGAAAACTTTTTATTTCAATATTTGAAAAACTATTTCTCAAATTATTATATTGTATTTTATGATATTGTTCATATAAAGTATTATATTTTTCAATAGGATTAACACTATCATTCGTAAAAGTAGTATTTATATACTCTATGTTTGCTACTTTATTTACAAAATAAATTTTTTTATTAATACTAGAACTATTATAATCCAACCCCGGTTCATTAAAATCATTTAAATCTTTATACAACCTTATAGTTCCTGTTTCATCTGTATAATATGTAGGCGTTGAATGTAACCTTCCATCTGTTGGACCTATATAATTATCAGGCAATTTCCAAGAATTGCCTGTATTATTAATAGTTTCTTCTTTTTCTGGTAACCATGTTTGTATATCTAAAAATAATCTTAAAAATGTATCTAAATCTTCCAAATTAGATTTTCCCATTGAAAAAAAATTATTTTCAAAATGTCTCTTTAAATTAAATAATTCCTCTCTACTTATAGTTAAAAAGAGCGTATCTAAATTATTATCATCTCTCGCCATTAAAGGAAAACTATTGTTATATAAAAAATCTCTATATGGTACATAAACAGTTTTAATATTGGTTATATTTGAAATACTATTAGTGTCACTATATCCTACTTTCCATACACCCGGTATTAATCTTTTATTTTCAAAATCTCTATCTGTAAATTCCACACTAGAAATATCTGAAAAACTTAAATCATATCCACTTGTAAAATCAAATAAATTTTGCTCTCTATAATTTCTATCTGGTTTAATAATAAAAACAGAAGAAACGTCTTGTACTTGATTGTAAGTATTTTTAAATAGAAATTTTAAAGATTTATAACTTTTTTTACTATTTTCATCAAATATTATATCATATAATACTTCAATTCTTGACATTATTTAATATATATATATTAAATAATATTTTAACATTTCCACCTATTTCCACAAACCAAGCATGTTACAAAAGTTGTCATTGGTTCATCAGCACCCCTTGTTTGTAACTGATAATATGTACACCTTCTTTTCTTACACTTATAACATTTAAATTCATCTGTAGCCGCTGATAAATCAACTGATGTCATATTTTTATCTCTTTTAATCTTAGCATCAATTAATTTTTTCCATTTCTCTGGGCAAATTTCTTTATGCGTCATTAAAGATAATTCTTTCATTGTAATTTCTTTATTTTTTATTTTATTAATTACATTTATGTTTTTTAAATTAATATATATGCTTCTTAATCTATCCATGTAAAGTTTCATAAAATATTTATTATCCCAATTTCTTACAATGTTTTTCTTTTTTGCTTCTGAAATAGCAAAGTTAAATACACCCTTTTCTATTCTAATCGAATTTTTATTATCAAACGTTTTTTCAAAAATAGTTACATTCTTATCTCTAAAATCTTTAATATTTTCAATACTCATTTTTTCTAATTAAAAATTATACTAATTATTTTAAATCAATTTTATTAAATCAATTTTATTAAATCATTTTATTAAATCATTTTATTAAATCATTTTATTAAATCATTTTAACCATATTATTCACTATAATCTCCTTCATCTCCTTCATCTCCTTCATCTTCTTCATCTCCTTCATCTCCTTCATCTTCTTCATCTCCTTCATCTTCTTCATCTTCTTCGTCAGTTTCGCTAATACTTTCTTCTGTTAAACATTCATCTTCATCATCATCATAATCTTCGTCTTCCTCGTCTTCGTCTTCGTCTTCGTCTTCTTCGTCTTCGTCGTCATCTTCTTCGCCTTCGTCTCCTTCATATTCTTCCTCATCTTCCTCGTCATCTTCATCGTCATCTTCATACTCTTCGCTAATATCTTCAAATTCCGAATCATCGTTTTCAATGGAATCTTCGTCATCAACCACGAAATCATCTTTTAAATATCCTTCCTTTGTTAAATTTTCTTCATCTACATCGTCATCTTCACTTACTTCTTCATTGCTATCCAAATCTTCAAAACCTCCAAATAATGATTCATATACATTATTCCATTCATCCAATGATAAATCTTGTAAATTATTAATTTCAATTACCTTATGCGAATGTTTTAATATAATCATAGTTCCAAAATATAACTCACTATCTATCGGTGGGGGGAGGTCATATTTATTTTCAGTTCCAGATTTACCTTTATCTTTAGAATAAATAGTATAGAATGATTTATTATCCAATGACCATATATTTCTAGAGTCAAAATTATTATTATTCATAAAACCACATTTTTTATAAATTACATTTAAAGATGATAATTTCAGGTTTGAACATTTTACTATTCCTCCTTTCTTTATCAAAATACATTTTACCATTATAATATTCATTTAGATAATCGGTTTAAATAGTTTAAAATAAATATTAATAAATGAAAAAACTTTATTTAAAAAATATTTCTAATAAAAATATTAATACAATATTAATAAATTCTCTTAAAAATAATTACACATTTAATACAAGGACAGAGTATTTAATACTTACACCCAAATCTTTATATAAATATATAAAAAAAAATCTATTTAGATTTGAAGTTTTATTTAAAAAAATAAATGAAAATGAAGATTATTATGAATTCCAAGAGAAAGAAATAAAAAAAAATAATTCCAATCAAATACCGTTTGATCATAAATTAATTATTAAAAAAACAATTTCCTTTAAGATTTATGATAACATTTATTTAGCATTTGATATTATAGATGATACGATAAATGATTATTATGTAATAAATCATACAAATTTAGGTATAAATGATATATTATTTAAGAAGGATTTGAGTTATATAAAAAATATGTTAATATGAATACTATATATTATAATGTTTTTTTGGATTATTCGACAAATTCTTATTTCTTTTGTATTAATATTTGTACTTCATAACATTTATAATTACTTTAAAAATAATCTAACAGTTCCAAAGATAAAAGACCTTATTAAAAAACCAGCACAACAATATAAAGAATTATATGAAACTGAAGAAAAATCAGTTGATAAAGAAACAATGAAAAATGAATTAAAAGACTATTTAAAAAATTTATCAAAAAATAGCACTTCTACAAAATTAGAATCAGCTGGAGATTTATTTAATGATGCGGGAACTCAAAATTTCACAAGTTATTAAATATTTTTTTAAACTATATAAATATTTAGCAGCAGTTCATAACTATAATGAATTTAAATGAAAAAAAATATTTGCTTACAAAATTTCCAACTAATATAGAACTTTTTTATGAAAAAAGACTCCATAATAAAGTTTACAATACTGATTACTATATAACAATACCCATGGGTAAAAAATATTTCGCATGGTTCAAAACATTTAACACACAAAATTATTTATTTATTTTAGAAATAGATAGAAAAAAATCTAGAATTAAAACCTTTGATTTAGCAAGAGCTTGTTTTGATGATATATTATGTTTTAGGAATGGAACCATATTTTACGGCACTATGTTTTTGTATAATAAACACAAGTTTTTTAATATTGAAGATATTTTTTATTACAAAAATAATGATATTTCATCTTATTCAAATATAAAAAAATTATCAATAATGGGAGAAATATTTCAAAAATATTTAAAACAAAATAGTTATTTTGATGAAATTATATTTGGACTACCAAATATCATAACACATAGAAAAGATATTGATAAAACAATACGAACGATACCATATCCATTGTATTCTATACAACATAGAATGTTTAATAAAAAAACAAATACTGTATTTAATGAAAATATTAATAATTTTAATATGTTTGCTAATTTTTTACTTACTGCTGAAATTAACCCAGACACCTATACTATTAAAGTTATGAAAAATAATAAATATATTTCTCACGGATATGCTCTTATTACTAGCTACAAACAAAGTGTTTATATGAATAATATATTTAGGATTATTAAAGAAAATAAAAATTTGGATTATCTTGAAGAAAGTGATGATGAAGAAGAATTTGAAAATATTGATATAAATAAATTTATCGACGTTGATAAAAAAGTTATTTTTAGATGCGTTTATAATAGAAAATATAAATTATGGTCGCCAATAGAAATTGTTAATGGAAGTATATCTAGTATAAATGATATAATGAATATTGAAAAATAATAATTACTATATATATATATATAATGCCCGAACAAACATCGCAACATTTATTTTCAAACACAAAAGGTTGTAAAGGAATTCAGGGAGCTTCTTTACTCCACAATCAAACAGGTGGTGGTTTAGGTACAAAATCCCATGCTGTTGACAACTTCAATCACGCGAGCGCTTCAAGCTATGGGTTTGATGAACAGGGCGCAGCCGTATCACACGAATTACGAGGTAGTTACCCAGCTATGACAAAACATTTTGATAAAAATTTTTGCGGAGGGAGGAAAAAAAAGAAGACGAGTAAAACAAAAAAACTTACGAAAAAGAAAAAACGAGCTGGGAAAAAAACAAAGAGACGCAGGAAAAAAACAAAGAGACGCAGGAAAAAGAGACGCAGAAAACATAATAAACGATTGACTAGATACAAAAAATCTCGTAATAAAAGAAGACGTAGAAGAAGAACAAAGAGAAGATCGCAGAAAGGTGGCGCCTCCGTTTCATATTCAACATTAAATAATAGTTTAGTAGGTCAAGATGCTAGAATATTGGGAACACACAGCTTAATGACAAATAATGAAAATTGCGGTGACAATTATAACCACTTCACGGGTGGAAAAGCCAAAAGCTTATATTAAAAATAATATTTACTAAACATATTTAAATAAATATTACTTTATTAAAATATTAATGGATTTTATTGATAAGTTGCATTACGTTGATGATAGGGTATTCGGTTATCGTTTCGGATATTTTTTCTGGCTTTCTCTTTTTATTGTGAATAATGTTGTTCTTATTGTCGATGATACACAAGGAGAACAACGTGCTTACTTAACGAATACATCTCTAATGTCGTGTCTAACACTTGTTGTTTACTTTTATCACCAATTTCATGGAAATCCTTCTTCAGTACCAGCCATGCATGGTGCTGGTACAGAAGCTCTAGCTAGGATTTTATATGCGTCTCATTGTGGATGGGGAAATGTTGTTGGCACTAATACCATGGGGGCATGGAACTGTGTTCTTTTGGGTATTGCTGGTATTTTCGGTTTGAGTAAAATGGGACAAACAATCCATACGAATTGGAATAGAACTGCTTTTATTGAATATATTAATAAAGAAAAGGAAATAGGCATTCGTTAATAAGATTTAACTTTTATTTTTATTTTTTTAGTTTTTATTTTTTTTTAGTTTTTATTTTTTTTTAGTTTTTATTTTTTTTTTGTTTTTTTTTTTAGTTTTTATTTTTAGTTTTTATTTAGTTTTATTTATTTAATTTTTTGAATTAAATAAATTAAATACTTAAAAGTCTATCATACATTTTCCTGAAAGTAATGGGTCTAATGGTGCGCTATCAACTTTTATAACATTATCTTTTTCCGGTTTTTTCTTTTTTAGTCTTCGTATATTATTTTCAACGTCATAAATACAGTCCCAATCATCATTACTATATCTTTTATTATCCGACATCAATATCTTAAACTTTTGTTTTTTATAAAAGCCCCTTCTTTTCCCCCAATGTCTTTGAAACATCGCATGTGAATCTATTACATCATATACTTCTGTATTATCATGTTTCATTCTCAAAATACGCCCAACAGCCTGTGTTACATCTACTTTAGGTGTTGCCAATACCAATGTTGTCAACGTTTTAATATCCAATCCTTCTTCCGCCATAGCATATGTGGCAATTATTATTTTTTTTCTTTCAGATATTTTCAAATCTTTTTCTTTCATTCCACCCACATAATATCCAACTGATTCTATATTTCTATGTTTTATAGCATCATGTAAATACTTTAATACAGATTTATTGTGAGCTAAAACCATTATTTGAGCTTTTTTTTTAGTATCTTTTTTAATAATATCTCCAATAACTGTTAATATAAATTCTGACCTAGAATTAAATTCGCATATCTTTTTAATCATAGAAGAATATTTAACTCGTCCTCTAAAATCAAGCATAACTTGATTAAATTCTATATCATCTGTTTTATATTCAAGTCCTTTTACTGTAACTTTATCTTCGCCCTTTCTTTCTATTTTACATACTAACTCGCCAAGAAACATCTTAATCACGTATGTCAAGCCGTCTTTTCTTTTAACTGTTGCTGACAAACCTAACATATATTTGGTGACTACTTTAAACAATGCTCTACTAAAAACTTCACTTGATATGTGATGACATTCATCCACTATCGTTAATCCATATTCCTTAAACAGCGCTGTTGGATACTCTTTCATACTTAAACTTTGTAACATACAAATAACAATGTCTTTATCTTCTACATCAATAATTTTAGCCTGTATTTTACCAACTTTAGCTTTGGGTAAAAACTGTTCTATTCGTTCAACCCATTGACGCAATAAAAACTCTTTATGAACAATAATTAGCGTTTTAACTTTTAATTTACTTATTATATTAAGTGCCAAAATAGTTTTACCAAAACCCGTATGTAATGCCAAAAGTCCTCCACCCCCACCTTTAACATGATTTAGATATTTTTCTACAACTGGCTTTTGTTTATCTCTCAATTCCCCTTTAAATTTTAAATTAATTTTTTTATAATTATTTAGTCTATTTTCTTCTGGTTCACCATAATTATCATATCCATAATGTCTCGGTAAATATATTTTATTAGCAGATTCTCTATAAACAGGGAAATGCGATGGTTTTTGTAAAGAATTTTTAGGAACATATGGAGATACTGTTAATTCTTTTCTAATTAACTCTTGTTCTTTAACTTCCAAATTTTTTTTATATATTGTATATCCTTTATTTCCCATATACGTTGCAACATCAGGCATCACTAATTATAATATTTTTATGTTTTTATATATTTTTTATTTATCGTTTAGATTATCATTATTTTATATTTTTTTTAATCAATTAAATAAAATATTAACTTATGATATATGAATAAAATTTTAAAAAAATTAACACAAGAAAAACATCATTCTATATTATCTATTTTACTAGTATTTTTTATAATTTTAGATATTAAAATCCCATTACAATTAGCTAACCTTATAGATACAATTGTTGGAAAAACTATTGTTATCGTTACCATTTTTTCGTTATTAACATTTAATAAATTTGTTGGTGTTTTAGCAATTGTTGCTGGTTATTTACTTGTTATGAGATCAATGGATTCAACGGGTAGAAAAAATATGAGATATTTAGAAAGCGAAAATAGTAAATTTAGTAGAATGAAAAAATTTAATGGTCGCCATAAAACAAGTGTTGAAGAAGAAATAATAGATAATATGTTACCTAGAGTAGCAAATGAGGATAGTTCAATCGGTGAATTCAAACCTATACAAGGAAATTTATATGATGCCGAAAAATTATAATTATTAAATTAGTTATTTAAATTAATAATTATTTTATAGTATGTCTATCTAATATCTTATCAGTACCTATTAAAACTCCCAATTTATTAAATATTGTATCATGTATAACTACTATAATACCTACTATAAATAAAGACAATATAATCAATACTACCGAATTTCTAAATGATTCGGGTATACTAAAAGTCATTGTTTTTAACCAAGATAATCGCAAACGACCGTCTATTGGTTTGTCATTTTCATCTACAATTGGTTCACATGTCATTGCTGAAATGTCTGAATCTAAATTAAAACCCGGTCCAGCTTTTGTGCCTTTTGGATTTAAATAAATTGCTTTTTCATTTACTGTCATACACTCTTTATGGTTTGTATTTGTATTACACCAACTTATACTTTTGAAAAATGCGTGTCCGTCACTTTCAAAAGTAATATCTTTAATATTACCAAAAACATTTTCTAATGATTCATACGTATCGCTTTTAATATTTATAGCATTTTCCTTTGGATAAATAATATAATTACATTTTTCCCCATTACAACCCATTGGTGCGAATAAAGCTTCGGGATAATAAATAAACTCTGACTCTGGTATAATATCATTAAACGTAAAATTATTAACATCAATTGTTTCCGAGATTACTTCACCGACAATAGGAAATTCATTATAACCAAATTCTGAAAACCATTTTGTTTGTTTTGATTTACCATCTGTTTTTTTTACAGGTATTGCTACGGTCAATAATTTACTATCTTTAATACTTTTAAAATTTAAAAATAATTCGCCATCCATTCTTTCACCATCATATAAATTAATCGAACCTATTGTAAATAATGAATTAATTAACACAACTGTTCCCATTGTTGAAAATTTTGCCGTTAGAGAATCGTCTATTTTAATTTTAATAAACCCCGGAAATTTTGTATTACCAATTATTTTGATTTTACCTACTTCTTTAAAATCATATTGGAATTTTGATAAATTTATACTTTTATAATTATTTTTTATTTTTTCTATTTCTATATTTATTGGTAAATAGCTTTTCATTTCTCCATTGGACAGTGTTTGAGTACATCTTTTTGTCATAATTATATAATATACATATTTTAAATTATTAAAATTGTTATTTTAAAATATATCCATATAATAAGTATTATGAATTTTTCGAAGAATAGAATCAAGACATTATTAAAAAAAAAAAAAAAAAAAAAAAGAAAAAAAAAAAAAAAAAAAAAAAAAAAAAAAAAAATAAAAAAAAAAAAAAAAAAAA